CAACTAGAACAAACTTTCCCAACACTACGCTCAACACAACTCCAAGCTGTACACCAAGCAGGGCGACACCCCGACCGAGAAGGAGCGCATCGAAAACCTGCAGGTCATCGCGACCTACGGCGGGCTGCCTTCGTTCAGCGTGCCGAACTTCCCGGTCAATGCCGTGCTGGTTACCAGCTGGGACAACCTGTCGATCTACTTCCAGGACTCCAGCTGGCGCAAGCAGGCGGTCGACAACCCGAAACGCTCCCGCGTCGAGGACTACAACAGCCGCAACGAAGGTTACGTGATCGAGCAGTTGGAAAAGATCGCGCTGACCGAGAACGTGGAGCTGGTGGCGTGAGCCTGGCCCTGGCTCACAAGCGCCGCACCTTGGCTTTGGGTGTAACCGCTGTTGCCGCCGCTCTGTCGAGCGCGGCCATGGCCTACACCCCGGCCGACGCGCTTAGCAGTCCCGCGAATGCCCGCAAGCATTTGCTGCTGCAGGAAGCGGCGTTGGATCTGGATCTGGCCCGCATCAGTGCCATCAACGGCCTTGCCGGTCGCCAGGCACTGAAGCGCGAGGAGCTGCTGCCCAAGTACCAGGAATACGTTCAGCGGTACTGCGAATCAGGCCTGAATTTCCCGAATCGCGTTGCCGTGCAAGTCATGGTCTGGCTATTCGATACCGCGCAGTTCGATGACGCTCTGGAACTGGCGGACTTCCTGATCGAGCAGGGGCAGGAAATGCCGGAGCGCTTCAAGCGCCGGGATATCCAGACCTTTGTTGCCGACGCGGTGTGTGAGTGGGCCTACGCCGAATACAAGGCAAACCGCAGTCCGGAACCCTACCTGTCCGACCTGCTGCCGCTGGTCGACGGCGAGTGGAACCTGACCGAACAGATCCCGAGCAAGTACCACAAGTTGATCGGCATGCGAGCCATCGAGGCCGGGGATCTGGAAGTCGCGCTTAAGCATTTGGAGCGCTCGACCGAGCTATATGCCCAAGCCGGCAATGACACACGCATCGAGAAGGTCCGCAGGGCCTTGACCAAAAAAGCCGCCGCTAACCCGGCTTCCGAATAACCGACTACCCCCCCCAGCGGGGACCTGTGGAAGTGAGCCGCCCATTTATGGACCGTCCCACTGAAAACAGGCTCCCCGCCCTATTCGAGCGGCCAGCAATGAGCTTTTCCGGGAAACCCACCACCTTTGTGGAACAAGCGATCGAGAACGACGGCTTCTGGCCGGACCTCTCCGTGACCGAGTTTCAGAAGAGCTACCGCCTGCCGGCGGAGCACCTGGTAGAGATGCTGGTCATCAACGTGGCTACGGCCATGGTCCAGGTCAATCATGACCTGGCCAGTTTAAAAGCGCGCTGGCAGACCGCTGGAGTGTCACGCGTTGAGTCTGCAGACACCACGGTCCTGCCAGAGCGCACCTTTCAAGCCGAGACCTACAAGCGCGCCGTGTATTGCCGAGCCAAGGCCAGTTTGCTACCTGAATTCGCCTCGATCATCCGTCGCGAAAGTGCCGAGAACCTGGGCAAGGAAGCCCCCGAGCGCAAGGAAACGTTTCTTGAGTTCAGCCAGCAGGCCGTCCGATCGCTGCAGGGCCGTGGCCGCATTACGGCGGCACTCCTGTGATCAAACTCCGCGCCCTGACTGCCTATCTGATCGAGCGCCGCCTGGTCGAGCCCGAGCAGCTCGACAGCTGGACCAACCAGGTGAATCTCGAACTGATCTGGAAGCCCGACGTCGGCGGCATGCGCATGGGTGACATGCGCTACAGCGCCACAATCGCGCTGGAGCGTTTCGCCGATCACCCTGGGCGCCTGATGGCGTTGGTGGGCAGTTGGCTCGAGAGCCGCGACCAGGACCGCGACGAACTGCCGGCGGCGAAGTTCGATATCACCATGCTGGACAACGATCTGGCCGACGTCGACATCACCCTCGAGTTCGTTGAGCCGCAGTACCTGGCCGAGGATCCGCAGGGCGAGATTGAAGCCTTCGGCACGGCCTGGTCGTTTATCCCTTTTGACCTGTGGGTTGCCGAACACGGTGAGGTATCGAGCCGTGGCCGGGCGTAGCACCTTCGAGCTTGATGTCCGGGGTTACCTGGGCGTGCGCGAGCAGTTGGCGCTGCTGAGCCTGCCGCCGCAACTGCGCCGACGTTTGCTGAACAACGTCTCCAAGCGCGTGCGATCGATGAGCCGCAAGCGGGTGCGCGACCAGCAGAACCTGGACGGTTCACCGTTCGAGGCGCGCAAGGGCACCAGCAAGGGCAAAAAGAAGATGGAAGCGGGGCTGGCCAAGCTGATGCAGGTCACCCGTGTCAGCCCCGACGAAGCCGTGCTGGGCTGGAAAAACGCCCTGACCAGTTGGGTCGCGGCGCAGCAACACAACGGTGTCAGTGAACGCCGTACCGCCGCCCAGATGAAGCGCTGGAACAAGGTTCCGGAAGGCCTGGCAGCGACCGAAAAGCAGGCAAAGCGACTGCGGCGCCTGGGTTTCAAGGTTCGCCAGGAGGGCAAAAAGTCGCTGACCAGGCCATCCGTGGCTTGGATTCAAGAGCATGTGAACTACGCCAAGGCCGGGCTGCTGATCCGCATCTTGGACGATGAAAAAGCTGAGAGCAGCGGCGCGCAGAGCTGGGAAATCACCTTGCCCAAGCGCCAGTTCATCGGCGTCAGCACCGAACGAGACACTGGTTTGCTGTTGAACCAGGTGCTCCAACAAATTCTTAATTCACCCCGCTAGCGAGGCACTGCATGGCACTCGGCAAAGTCAGCGTTAACAACCTCAATCTCGGCCAGGGTGCCGTGACTGAGATCGAACGCTATTTCCTTTTCATCGGCACCGCCGCCAAAAACGTCGGCCAGTTGCTCGCCCTCAACACCGACAGCGACCTCGACGGTTCACTGGGTATTCCGGCCAGTGACCTGAAAACCCAGATCACGGCCGCACGTCTCAACGGCGGCGATCGCTGGGCGTGCCTGGCCGCTCCGATCGCTGCAGACGGTGATTGGTCCGACGCGCTGGAGAATGCTCAGCAGCAGGGCTTCTCCGTCGAGGCGGTGGTTATCAATAAGCCGGTGACCGAAGGCGCGCAGTTGTCGGTCATGCATGACGCGGCGATCGCACTAAACAATAAGTACGGCCGCCGCGCTTTCGTCATGGCGGCAACTGGCGGCATCACCGTGCAGCAGACCTGGTCGGAATACCTGATCGAGCAGAAAGCGATCACCGCCGATCTGGCTGCGCCGCGTGTCCTGGTCGTGCCGCAGCTGCACGGCAATGACTTGGGCGTACTGGCTGGCCGACTGGCCAACGCCGCCGTGAGCATTGCCGATAGTCCGATGCGCGTGGCGTCTGGTGCTCTGCTGGGCCTGGGCCCCGTTCCCGTCGACAAGGAAGGCGTGCCGTTGCCGTCCGCCATTCGCGCCGAGCTGGACGCCGCACGTTTCTCCGTGTCGCAAACCTATGCCGATTACCCGGGCGTGTTCTGGGGCGACGGCAACATGCTCGATGCGCCTGCCAGTGACTTCCAGGTGGTCGAGTACCTGCGCCTGGCCGACAAGGCCGCTCGCCAAGTTCGCCCGCTGCTGATCCGCCGTGTGGGTGATCGTCGCTTGAACAACTCGCCCAACAGCATGGCTGCCGCTATCAGCGCATTCATGAAGCCGCTGCGCCAGATGGCCAAGTCCACCACCTTCGCCGGCGAAGTGTTCCCGGGCGAGATCGAATCGCCAAAAGACGGCGACATCGTCCTGGTGTGGCACAGCAAAACCAAGGTTGAGATCTACATCAAGATCCGGCCGCTCAACTGCCCGAAAGACCTCACGGCGAACATCGCCCTCGACCTTTCCAGCGAAGATTCGGAGTAACCCTTATGTCCCGTATTGGCGGTAAAAACTTCGACATCAACCTGGGCGATCTGCAGATCCATGTCGAAAGCTGCACCTTGGATATCACCGACAACACCGCCGTGGCGCAAACCCGTGGCGTGCCTAACGGCACCGTTGACGGCGATGTGTCTGCCAGTGGCGAGTTCGAGTTCGACACCAACAACTTCAACCTGCTGATCGAGGCGGCACGCTCTGCCGGCAGCTTCCGCCAGTTGGAGCCTTTCGACTCGGTGTTCTTCGCCAAAGCAGGCGATGAAGAGCTGCGCATCGAGGCCTTCGGCTGCAAGTTGAAGGTGTCCAGCCTGCTCAGTGTCGACCCCAAAGGCGGCGAGAAAACCAAGCACAAGGTGCCGTTCGACGTTTCCAGTCCGGACTTCATTCGCATCAACGGCGTGCCGTACCTGGCTGCGACCGAGATTGAGGGCCTGCGCTGATGGTCTGCCCGTTCGACCGCGCCCAGGCATTGGAGCAACGCCAGCGTGATCAGGCGATCGCCGCTCAGTTGGCCCGCACGCGGCCGATCGGGCCAAGCCTGACCCATTGCGAATACTGCGATCAGCCGATCCCGGAAAAACGCCAGGCGCTGGGCGGTATGACCCGCTGCGTGCCGTGCCAAACCATTTTTGAGAAAGAGGTTCTGCGATGAGCGCGAATCAGGTGGCCCAGGACACCGCCGTTGCCTTGGCCAAGGCGTCGCCCGCAATCGGCGTGGCCGCTACAGGTGTGACGGGCGCCGTCGATTGGTCGGCGGTCGCTTACATGCTGACCGCGCTCTACATGGTGCTGCAGATCCTTCTGCTGATTCCCAAGTATCGCCAGATGCTGCTCGATTGGAAGGGCAAGTCGTGAGCCTTCGCACCAAGATCGCCACCGGTGTGATCGTGCTGGCCAGCGCTCCGCTGCTCGCGTTCCTGGGCAAATGGGAAGGCAACGGGCAGAACGTTGTGTACGCCGACAAGTTGGCCCGTGGCCTCCCTACGGTGTGCAAGGGCATCACCCGTTACACCAGTCCGTATCCGCTGATCGTCGGTGACTACTGGTCGCCGGCACGCTGTGCCGAGGTGGAGCAGCTGGTGACCGAGAAAGGCCAGTTGGCTCTGGCGGACTGCCTGAGCAATCAGGCGATCGGCCAGAAGACTTTCGACGCCCTGAGCAGCCATGGCCACAACTTCGGTGTGCCCAGTACCTGCGCCAGTCGGGCCGTCGGCCTGATCAATGCCGGCCGTATTGCCGAGGGTTGCAAGGCGTTGGCCTGGGCGCCGGATGGCAAAACACCGGTGTGGTCATCGGTCACCGATGCCCAGGGCCGCAAGCAGTTTGTACCGGGGCTGCACGCTCGCCGGCGCGCCGAAGCGGCGATGTGTGCGGAGGGGCTGTGATGCTCCGCGAGATCCTGTTTCCGCTGCTAGTGTGCCTGGCGGCGTTCGTTGGCTTCGACATCCTGCAGGGACAGCGCGACTCCGCCCGGGCAGAACGTGATGCAGCCCAGTACGAAGCCAGCGGCCTGCGTGAAACGGCCCGAATCACAGGCGAGATGATCGCTGCACGAGACGCGATCGACCGTAACCGTACCCTGGAACTGACCGATGCACGCACTGAAATCGATGCTTTGCGCCTTGATGTTGCCGATGGCCGTCAGCGGCTGCGCGTCAAAGCCACCTGCAGCACCCCGTCAAACGCCACCGGCGCCGGCGGCGTGGCTGATGCAGGTACCGCCGAACTCGCAGCAGACGCTCGACCGGATTATTTCACCCTCAGAGATCAGCTTGCCCTCAGCAAGCAAATGATCTTGGGCCTGCAGGACTACGTCAGCCAGGTGTGCCTGCGCTGACCCGGATCACCCCTTAAACCCAACCACCAAAACGGACATGAACATGAGCCAGATCCAATCCCGCGAAATCACCCTGGAAATCGGCGAGAAAGAATTCGCCTTCAACCTGACGCCCCAGGACGTGACCAAGTACTTCAACGCCATGACCGCCAACAACAAGGTCGCGCCGTCCTTCAACTTGCTGAGCACCACCGTGCTACCGGCGCAAAAGGCCGATCTGCGCGAGCTGATGGTTAACCCGGTTAACACCATGCAGATCGCCGGCGCGCTGCTCGAGGAGTACGCCCCTGACATCGGGATCATCGTAAAAAAGCCCTTGAGCACGCTGACCGCCTGACCGAGGACGGGCTGGGCCAGCTGATGGCCCTGACCAACCGTTGGCTGCCTGGCGCCGAGCCCACCATCGAGAACATGGGCACGGCCAAGTGGCTGGAAGACGAACACTGGAAGCGCATGGAATTTGCTGTAGCCAACGGCATCGCCCATGCGCTGAACGGATAGGACACACATGGCCGACCGTAGCGCCCGCCTGGACTTCATCCTGGCCCTGACCGACAAGGTCACTGCACCGTTGGGCAAGGTGAAAGCGGGTTTTTCCGATCTTACTGAGCAAAGCGAAAAGAACATCAAAACGATGGGCATGGGCTTGGCCGGTGTCACGGGTGCTTTCGTCGGCATCAACGAATCGCTGCAGCCTGCGTTGGAAATGAACCGCGCCCTGGGCGAGGTCAAATCCTTGGGCGTGGCCGAGGACGCGCTCACGGCGTTGAATCAAAAATCTCTGGAGTTCTCGGTGGCCTATGGCGAGAACGCCCGGGATTTTGTCGCTTCGGCGTACAGCATCGAGGGCGCCATTAAAGGCCTGACCGGCAACCAGCTCGCCACTTTCACGAACACCAGCAACCTGCTGGCCAAGGCCACCAAGTCCGATGCCGAAACCATGGGCGCCTATGTGGGCACCATGTACAACCTGTTCAAGGGCCAGGCGGACGCCATGGGCAAGGGCGAGTGGGTTGAAAAACTCGGCGGCCAGACCGCCCTCGCGGTACAGCTGTTCCGCACCGACGGCGCCCAGCTTAAGGACGCTTTCAAGGAAGTGGGGTCGATCGCGACCGCCGCCGGCGTGGACATCGCCGAACAGTTCGCGGTGATCGGCTCGCTGAGCAGCACCATGGAAGGCGGCGATGCCGGCGGTCGCTACAAGGCGTTCTTCGAGAACCTGGGCGCCGCTTCCGAAAAGATGGGCATGACGTTCACCGACTCCAACGGCAAAGCGTTGCCCATGCTGCAGATCATGGAAAAGCTGCAGGGCAAACTCGGCGACCTGACCAGCGCGTCGGCCAGCGCCAAGCTGACGGAGGCGTTTGGCGGGGAGGGTGCGCAGGTGATCACGTCCCTGGCCAAGGACACCGATCGGCTGCGCAACGGCATGGACAAACTGGGCAAGGTGCGCGGCCTCGAGGACGCCGAGAACATGGCCAAAGCCATGGTGGACCCGTGGCAACAATTTGCGGCAGCGGTCGAAGCGTTGCGCATTGCTTTCGGTCAGGCGCTGATCCCGATC